AGCTTTATCTATTAAACGAATTCCTTTTATGTATTGATTTGCCATGATTGTTTATTTTATTTTATTATTTTAAACCTGATGCTAATTGTTTTTCTTCCATTGGTGGTTCCATTCCTACTTCTGTTCCTGCAGCATTATTCACAATGTCTCTAGTTGAATTTTTGTACTCTTTTTCAGCCATTTCCATATCTAATTCTGCTTTTTTTAGACTTTCATATTGCTTCCTTGCTCTACTAATAAAAGCTTCTGGAACGTCTACTCCTTTTATAGCATGGTCTTGAACTATTTCTTCATCTGTCATTCCATCATCAAACATCACAAATAAACGTTTCATAGCGCCTTCCATAAGTACGGCTCTTTTTTTATATCTGTCCATGTGTTCCATAAGGTTGTCTTGACTTCTTACCATTTCATAATCTAAATAATGAAATACAGCAGACATCATACTAGATGCTTTAGTTACTTTAGCTTGAACCCAAGCTGGTAATTGTTCTCCATCATCTAACATTGCGGATAATTTATCTACATATGTTTTCATTTTATACATTTGTGATTTTGCCATTCTGCCTTCATCATCCATTTCTTCTAAAGCTCCTTTTTCACCATCTGCTTTTTTCTTTCTTAAATCTGCTACTTTTACTTCTGCGTCTGCTTTTGCTTGTGTAGCCTTTTGAACTTCATCTTCAGCTTTTGATATATCGTCTGAGATGTCTTCTTTAATTTTATTTTTCATGTTTTTAGATTTTTTCTTGTCTTTAGCAGCTTTTTTCATTGTTTCTTTTTTATCACCATCACCATCTAAGTCTAAAAAATCAGGTTTTGCTGCTTCTCTTATTTTCATATCGTTTGCGTATCTATTCATTGCTAATGCTTGATCTTTATTTATGTCTTTTAACCTTTCGGGGAATGCTATTCCATATTTATCTTTGAATCTGTTTTTATGCCATTCAGGTGTACGTACTGGGTCTTTAGCTCCATTTACCATGTCGAATACTTTTTTAAGTCTTGGAGCCATTACTTCAGGAGCCATGTCCATTTTAATTCCTGTTCTAAACATAGGTGATTCTTCTATTTCTTCAAATTGAGATGATTGAGTTCCTCCTTTTGGTGCAGAATAATCTTTTGCTAAATCATTAAACATTAGAAATAAGTAAATATTACCATAAACACCTGCTGGAGATGCATCTGATATTTCGTAGTCTTCTATGTATGTTTTAAATTGAGTGTATGTTTTAAGTGCTGCTGCTTTTGCTGCTGCTTTAGATCTTTCAATCTTATCTGAAACATCTTTACCAAACATTGCCCCTGTATAATCAGGACCATTATAGTGTGGAAATTTAATAAATGTTCCACCTGTTCTTTTGTCTAAATATGATGAAGGTTCATCGTATCCTCCAACAAGATCATTATGGTATATATCAGCAGCCTCTAACATTTCTCTAACTAAACTAAGAGTATCAGGGTCAAATGATTTAGGTGTTTTAAATTCCATTACGCCTGGTAAACCACTTAAATTTCTTCTTTGACGAGGACTAGCTCCGTAAGTGTCATGTACACCATAGTATTTTCTTTTTTCAGCTACGGTTTCTTTAACCAATTTTATGATGTCTTTTTTCTTCATATTATTTTGTTTCAAACATACCTCCTCTTGGGTCTCTATTTGGATAAACTCTGTTTGCTGGTTCTTTTCTATAATGACCACCTTCAGCGCCTCCATATGGAGCTCCTTTTTTAGTGTAATTTTCTATTTCATCTTCCTCATCAACAAAGGGTCTAGGAGAAGGAATACTATTACCATCACCTGCATTTCCTCCACTACTACCTGTACCTGTGTACTCTTTAATAGTAGATCTAATTAATTCTCTAAGCTCCCTCTTTGTCATTTAACGTTTTTTCTATGTGTGTACGACGTGTATTTACAGCTTCTTTTACTTGTTTAGTAAGTTCTACTTTATCTACACCTCCTACCCATTTTTCAATAACACCATCTTCTGACACAAATCCAGAATTTGATGTGTTTATCGCGTCTAATAAATATGACTCCATTTCGTCTACTATATCAAGTGAATTTTTAGCTTCAAGTTTTTTTATATAGTCATCATATTCACCCCTAATTTTTAATTTATGTTCAAATTCTACAACACAATCAAAACATTTTTTATGAATTTTATAATTAGGTTTATCTAATTGTTTTTTCATTACATTACCACAGTTAGGGCAACATAAAGGCATAAATACTTCTTTTTTAATTGTATCTAATTTAGATATTGTTTGTTTTATACCATTTTTTATTGTCCAAGTTTTTCTTCCTTCTGTCCAAACATCGCCCTCTTTATAATCTTCTTGTTTTGTACTATATCCAATTTGTGTGTTTGTAGAATCACCAGTTTTACCCTGTATAAGATTACGTAATCTATTTACGTCTGTTCTTTTAAATTCTTTTTTTAATCCTTGTATTTTTTGTTGCATAACTTTTAACTTACATCAAAGAAATTATCATGATCCGCCATAATTCCTTTATTTTTTAACATCATTACTATTTTATCTAATGTATCTTCATCATATCTTCTTGGTACTGTTTCCTGAATTCCTAAACTTTGTAACCATTTTGTTGCTTCATCAGCATATCTAATTTTTTCTTTCCATTGGACATTTGCTGTAGCTGGTACATCATATAAATAAACTCCGTAAAACATATTTCCTTGTTCAGTGTATGTAAAATTAGCTCCTTTTACTGTGAAACCATACATTTCTTCTTCATTTAAATATCCTAATTCAGTGGCTGTTTCTTTTAAACCTGCCATTTTTTTAGCTCTTGCTGCTGGTGTTAAATCTTTAGGATCTACAAAAGTTCTTTTATCTTTACCAGAAATACTACGACCATAGTCATCTTTTTCTTCTGTGTAATAGTCATGATCTATTCTTATATCGCCTGGATCATCGTGCATGTCTGCTGGGTCGGCTTTATCCATCACCATCTTAATGTAAGCTGCTTTTGGGTCTTCAGGTAATGTATCTATTTTACCTTGTCTAACTAGACCCATAAAATATAATTTAGCTTTTTGGTCTAATGATAATTCTTGAATTCTTTGTTTAATGTCCATTTTTTATTTTTTATAAGGAAACATCTTATTTAACTTGTCTTTACGTTTTTTACAACCACAATCTTTACCTACAGCTTTAGAAACTGCATCCACAGCTTTTTTTATACCTGTAGCTCTAGTAAATTTTTCGACTGTATCTCCTAATCCTTTACTTTGGTGACTAGGTAGTCCTGTTGAGTCTGAGTAACCTAATGGTTTTCCGAATTTATCATAAATTTTTGCCATAATTTTTTATTTTTTTGCTCCTGGTTTTCCTGCGTTAAAGTTATTTTTACTAAATTCTAATCTGTCTACTAACTTAATACCATTTTCAGTATGATCAACTGCTACAAATCCTTCTGCTTTAGTTACCTTTAAGGT